GCAGGAGATTTGGAGGAGAAAACAGAGGACGTCCTCTAGTTATCTCTGGAGGGGAGATAGATGTTAAGACAATATCTTTCAGTCCTAAAGATTTAGAAATAGGAAAGCTCCGTTATGTTAATGAAGAGAGAATATCTGCTTCTCTTGGTGTACCAGCTATCTTAGCTGGGCTAGGAGCAGGGCTTGAGAGAGCTACTTATTCTAATGTTAGAGAGCTTAGAGAGTTCTTTACTGAACAGAAGTTGATCCCTATGTGGAGAAATATAGCTTCTGAATTAACTAACCAACTCTTATTAGCTGACTTTGAAGATTCTCCTGATTTCAGATTTGAATATGACTTATCTAGTGTAAGGGCTTTAAGTCAAGATGAGGACGCTGAAATGGATAGAATCATTAAAGGAGTTCAAGCAGGTTTCATAACATTAGCAGAAGCTAGGAAATCAACTGGATTTGTAGCAGATGAATCAACTATGGATATATACCTTAGAGACATGAATCAGATAGAGGTTGCAGCAGACGGATCTGGAGCAAAAATATATTCTGGGCAAGATAATCAAGAGGTAGCACCAGAGAAAGAGATGAAAGATGACACTTTCTCTTATACAGCAGACGGAGAAAGAGTACATAATTCTTGGATAGATAAAAAGGAAGATGAAGAAGAAGAACTAGAGGAGGAATTTGCTGAAAATGTAACAACTCCTGAATCTTACGACTTATACAGTTGGGAAGATCCAACAACTAAATTCTTAGGACTTCCTATTGTCAAAAGATACAACTCTGAAGAAGAGAAAGTAATGTATTGGAAAGCTATTGACACACTCAGGGAAAAATGGGCAGGAGTCTTTTCTAATATCTCTGCTAAAGAATTAAATAGACAAAAAAGAGATATTGTAAAAGCAGCTAGGCTCTCCCAAGATATTGAAAGCCTTAAACTCAATATGGATATATTAATAGAAAAGACAGACTTCCATGAGGAGTTGCTTCCACTGTACTTATCAATGGCAGATGACTTCTCTTTACAGACTTGGGACAAGATGTTCCCTAAGAATGAATCCTTTAAGGCAGCTTCAGAAGTTGATCTTGATGTAGATGTAACTGAACAACAAGCATTGAGGACAGTTTTTGGAACTGTTGCAGGGTTATTAGATGAGGGAAGAACACTTAAAAAGATAGTTGAACAAGGTTTTTATCGAGGACAAAGAGAATTGCCAAAAGCTGTTGGCTCAGTCTTTCAAGACGGACAAGCTGCTAGTTATTTACAGGAAAACGCTAGAGGAGTTATGAAAGAGTTAAATAAGACAACTAGAAAGAGGGTTGCTACTCAAATATCAGACGCTCTTAAAGAAGCAGAGAAAATGGGAATTATTAATCCTACAGCAGATACTCCAGCAGGAAAGAAGTTCTTTGATGATTTAGCTAATAGAATTAATAAGACTCTAGGGGGACAATCTCTTAGAAGAGCCAAAGTAATAGCTAGAACAGAATCGTTAAAGGCTACAAGCTGGGCAAGAGAAAGAGCTGCTAAGGCAACAGGTAAAACTTTAGAAAAGGAATGGGTATCTATGAGAGATGACAGAGTAAGGGAGGCTCATATCATCTTAGACAATCAAAGAGTGCCTATGGATAGCTTTTATATGTATAATGGACACAAGCTAGATTTTCCGGGAGATCCAAAAGCTCCGGCAGATTTAGTAATAAACTGTAGATGTACAGAAGCTTTTGTGGAGATTATCAATGAGTGAACAAAATAGACCAGAGGACTTAGAAGTCAAAACTTCCTCTATAGAATTAAAAGAAGAGGGAGAAAAACGATACATGGAGGCAGTCTTTTCCTTATATGACAAGATTGATTCAGATAACGATATAACACTTCCGGGAGCTTTGAAGTCTGGTTATGCAGACAATAAGATCCCTTTAGTTTGGAATCACGACTGGAGTAAACCTGTAGGCAGAGGAACATTAGAAAATGCAGGAAATAAAGCAGTCTTTAGAGGATACTTCCTACCTACTGAAAGAGGGAGAGAAGCCTATGAAACAGTTAAAGCTATGGCAGATATGCAACAATTTTCTTATGGCTTCCAAGTTTTAGACTCAGAAAAAGGAACTATTACTGATGAAAAAGGAAAAGAGAAAGAAGTTAGATTTTTGAAAGATGTTAAAGTCTGGGAAGTTAGTCCAGTATTAGTTGGTGCTCAACAGAATACTTTTGTTCAAACCTTGAAATCAGGGCTTGAACAAATAGATTCAAAAGAAGAAAAAATTGAAGAGGAAATCCAAGAGGAATCCTCTGAAGAAGTTTTAGAGTCTGAGGACTCTGAAGCCAAAGTCTCAACAGGAAAGAGACTTGGAGAACAAGCTCATGACTCCCTTGCAGAGTTAAAAGCTTTCATAGAGAGAATAGAAGAACTAGCTCTTCTAAGAAACTCGGAAAAAAAGACAATGAGTTCAAATTCAACGGAAATTGTTACTCAATATTTAGCTGGAATGAATCTGCTTTATAATAAATTAGATGATATTTTAGTTCAATTTGGTAATGATGAAGTAGCTGATAATGAACTCTTTTTGGAAGTGCAAAAAACACTTCTAAAAACTTTATAGGAGAAATATAACAAGTGGAAACATTAAAAGAACTCAGGAATGAGAAAAACGCTAAGTCTGATGAGTTAGCTAAGATATTTGATTCCGTTAAGGATTTGTCTGAATTATCTTCCGACCAAAAGGAAGAAATCAAAAAAAGAAATCAGGAACTAGCTGACATTGGAGATAAGATTACTGAATTACAGAATCTTGATGACATCAAGGCTTCTAATAAAGAAGAAATTGACTCTGCAAAGCAAGTTTCTGGAGAGAATGTAGTTTACGGAGAGCCTGTAAAGGAAGAGCCAAAGAGCTTAGGACAACAGTTTTTAGCTTCTGACGCTTATAAATCCTTTGTAGATCACGGAATTAAAAATGTTCCTTTTGAAGCAAAAGCAACAGTTACTACTTCTACATGGACAAGAGACACAATTTACCAACAGGTAATTCCAGCTCTTGAGCCTAACCCTAATCCTGTATTGGATTTGGTTGATTCTATTCAGACAGACCAAACTACCTATTATTTCTTAAAAGAAACATCTACCAATAATGCAGCTGAGACAGCTGAAGCTGCTGCTGCACCGGAAGATGTTTTTTCTTATAGTTCAGAAACTGCACCTGTAAGGAAATTCATAACAACTCTACCTATTACAGCAGAGTTGCTTGAAGACCAAGCAGGAGCAAGAGCATACTTTGACGGCAGACTTGCTAATCACGTTATGCAAAGACTTGAGAAAGAATTTTTAATAGGTGGAGCTGTTGCACCTGATATTAGAGGTGTAACTCAGCACACAGGAATTAACAATATCAACTATACTGCTGGAGCTTTTCCAGCTACTGCTGGAGGAAAGTTAAGAACTATCCTACAGGGTATTAAAGATATTGAGACTAACGGATACTTAAGTCCTGACGCTATCGTTATGAGTCCAGCTGCTTATGAAGCACTTGCAGGGCAAGTTGACGGAAACAACAACTTCATGCTCGGAGCTTCAGCGTTTGCTGGAAGTCCTACAATCTGGGGACTCCCGGTTGTAAAATCAACTCAAATTGGTGGAGCAGTATCCACAACTATTGATGTAGTTGTTGGAAAATGGGGTGGATCTCTTGCTGTTAATCACGTTTGGAGAAGAGGAATGGAATTACAAATTTCTGACTCTGCAAATGACGGAGATTTTGGCAAAGATATTCTAACAATTAAGGCTTCTTTAAGATATGCCTTAGCTGTTTACAAGCCACAAGCTTTCACAAGAATAAACGATATAGAGTAATAGATTATGGCAGTTTTACAGACTCAGAGTATGAATCCTGAGTCTGTGCTGTCAGGAGAGAATAAAATGAAAATTATTGAAAAGCCTAGCGACATGGTTTGGAAAGATAACAAGACTGGAGCATTGAAAAAAGGAGAAAAATGTCCTTTTGTTTCAGGTGTTCTTGTAGCTTCTATAGGAGATCCAGTTCCAGCTATGCCTAAAGCTAAACCAAAAACACAAAATAAAGCAGTAAAACCAAAAGATACTGAAGACAAGTAGCAGATAGATGTCTGACTATATTGCTTTATCCGAGCTTAAAACCTTTTTAGGTTATTCTGGCTCTGGACAAGATGACAACTTAAATATGGCTATTGACGCTGCAAGTAGAGCAATAGATTCTTATTGTGGTAGATTCTTTCATCAAACTAGTTTGCAAACTAGATACTATGATTGTGAATTTCCAGACTTTGCAGATGTGGACGATATTTCAACAACAACTGGACTAGTTGTTAAATCTTTACAAGCAGACGGAACAGTAGATACTACATATACTTTGAATACCGACTATTATTTATATCCGTTAAATGCTGCAAATGAGACTCCAGCTATGCCATTTAATAAAATAGTTATGGCAATTTCTAACTCTGGCGAGTTACTTCCAACAGGGCATAGAAAGAGTTTGTCTGTATATGCTAAATTTGGCTTCTCAGCAGTCCCGGAAGCAGTAAAACAAGCTGCAGCTATTCAATCATCTAGGTATTGGCAAAGACGACATTCAACTATGGGATTCTCTGGTAATCCAGAGACAGCAGAAGCTCCTGTTATATTTCTTTCTGAATTAGATCCAGATGTTCAGAATTTAATTAAGCATTTTAGAGTTAATAAAACAACATTGGCTTCTGGAAGACCTTTTGTCTCAGCAACTACAAACAATTACAATTAACAATGAAATTAACTCTTAATGGAGCTTTAGATTTATCTAAATCAATAAATGGACAAACAATCTGGAATAAGAGAAGTGTAGACTTTTTTAATAAAGTAGGACGAGACTTGCAAGACGATATGATAAAAGTTGTGCAAAGTAATCCCTCGCCTATATCAAAATCATCAAAATCAACAGGGAAATTAAAAAAATCTATATATTGGAGCAAGTTAAGGAATACCAATAGGCTAAGAATGTCTGAGGGTGTTAGGTGGGCTTCTACAGATAAAAAGGCTATTTATATTCATGGGAAGCCTATTTATAGAGGACTGAGACCTATTAAAAAGACTAAACCATTCTTTCCTCCATACCAAGAGGGAACTGAATTAGCTAAATGGGCAGCAAGGGGAACTCCTAAAATGAATCCTTTTTTAGTTGCTAGAGCTATATCCCAAAGAGGCTTAAAGATGAAAGCCTTTATCGGTGGAGTTGTCTATAAAGAAAGAAAGAATATTGAAAGAGACGCTAATAAAATGTTAGAGAGAATTGCTAAAGATATTGCTAGGAGTGTTAAGTAATGGCAACTTTAACTTCAATTAGATCAGGATTAAAAACAAGACTTGAAACTATATCTGGATTAGATGTTTATGACTATGTCCCGGACTGGTTTGAGCCTCCTATGGCTTTAATAATGCCTCCAGAAATAATTGATTATGATGTAACAATGTCTAGGGGAGCTGATAGATATGAAATACCAGTTGTTCTCTATGTTACTAAAATAGACGCTGAGACAAGTCAAGATGATTTAGATTCTTATTTAGCTTCTAGTGGATCTACTTCTGTTAAGGCAGCAGTAGAGGGAGACGGAACATTAGGAGGTGCTGCTATGGATACAAGGGTAATCTCAGCAGGAGATTATGGAGGGTATGAAATAAGTCAGGGAACTACCTATCTTGGTGTAACATTTACAGTAGAGGTAATAGCATGAAAATAGAAATATTAATGGGAAGCAACTATCCAGACGGAAAGAAAGATGTAAGAGTAGAAGCTGGAGAGGTTGTAGAAGTCCCAGACAAAATAGCAAAATCATTAATTAAGAATAATGCTGCTATCAAGTTTGATAGTAAGATAAGTAAAAGCACTACTAAGAAGAGAGCAAGAAATGATAAAGGACACTTTATTGCAGACAATCCAGAGACAGAAGTCAATGAAGCATGGGTTGAGGAGGAATAGTTAATGCCTACTTTTACTCATGGATCTAATGCTGTTGTCTTGTTAGACGATACAAATTTATCAAATACTTTAACTGACGCTTCCTATACCTACAATTCTGATGTCAGCGAGACTTCCGTTTTTTCTGATACCAGCAAGTCTTATGTATCTGGATTAAAAACAGGGACAGCTACTATGTCCGGGTATTTTGAAACCTCAGATCCTGACGCTGACGCTGAGTTCTTAGCACAACTAGGAGGCTCTGGCTCTCCCTATTCAATAGCTCCTATTGGTTATACAAGAGGAAATCCAGTTGACTTTGGAAAAGTAATTGGCACAAGTTACGATAGATCAGCAGATATTAATTCAATAGTGTCTGCTGCTGTATCTTTTCAATTTGACTCTGGAGAATATAACGGAAAATCCCTTATAGCTCCAGCAGCTTTTACTTCAACAACTACTCAAGCTTCAGTAGATTTTGCAGCAGCAGGAAGTTCTGGAGGAGCTGCTGTTCTTCATATAACAGCAAAATCTGGATCAAGTCCTCAAGTAATTGCAAAGATTCAACATAGTGCTGATGACGCTTCTTTTTCAGACTATATAACTTTCACGACTGCAACAGGTAAGACTAGTGAAATAAAAACAAGTGCAAGTTCAGTAAACAGGTACGTTAGAGCAGTCCTAACAATATCTGGGACTAGTCCTAGCTTTACTGTTGCTATGGGATTTGCACAACAATAAGGAAAGGAGAATAGAATATGCCAACTTTTACACATGGAAAAAATGCTGTCTTTAAGTTTGATGATTCTGGAGGAACAATAAGAGACGTCTCTGATGTTTTAACAGATGTAGCAGTAACTCGTTCAGCAGATGTTGCTGAGGTTTCTGCCTTTTCAAATACTAGCAAGGCTTATGTATCAGGACTTCTGGACGCTACTATTTCTTTGAGTGGCTCTTATGACAGTACTGTTAATGGTTATCTAACTGGAATACTTGGATCTGAAGTTGATTTTGAGTTCTATCCAATAGGAACAACTTCTGGTTATCCAAAATCTAGTGGTAAAGCAATATTGGTTTCTTATGACAGAAATCCAGACGTTGCTGGAGCTGTTACATTTACAGCAAGTTTCCAAGTAACAGGCAACGTTACTGAGGGAACTGCTTAAATACTAAAACAGTTACAATAGAGTTATGAAGAGATTGTCTTTAGAAGATATAGAGAAAGCTCCGTCTCTACCAGAGAAAGAGATAGAGATACCTGAATGGGATACTTCAGTTCTTGTAACAGGATTAACTAAAGCAGATACTATTGAAATAAATGAACTATCTGAAGTTGAGGGTGTCCGAGATGAAGTACTATTTGAAAAATATCTCCTATTAAAAGGAACAAAAGAGCCAAGCTTTGACTCTATTGAAGAAGTTGATAAATTCTATTCAAAAGCAACTCCGGGAATCATAGATAAAGTCCTTATTGGGATTTATCGTTGTATGGCTTGGACTAAGGAGGAGCAGCAAGATATAGCTGCTCAATTTCAGGGAGAATAAAGAACTAGCCTTTGAGTTCCGACTTGCATTAGAACTCC